TCGTTGGATTGAAGGTCTTTCTGACGCAGATGGTAGTATTTGTAGGAATGGAGATAATGAATCACTACAAATTTCTAGTATTGAGTTTGATTTTCTTGATAATATTCGTCTTATGCTTCTAACTATGGGGGTTCAAAGCAAAGTAACTAAATGTTTTGATGAAAGAATGACAGTTCTTCCAGATGGTCGTGGTGGTAAAAAAGAATATCTTTGCAAACCTCTTTGGAGACTTCTTGTATCTTCTTGTGGACTATATAAACTTTCTGAAATTGGTTATTCTCCTAAACGTCTAAAATTTCAAACTAGACTCCCTCAACGAAATGCAGAACAATATGTTAAAGTTAAATGTATAATTAATAATGAACGATATGATGATACTTATTGCTTTACCGAACCTTTGAATAATGCCGGAGTATTCAATGGTATCCTAACTGGGAACTGTACCGAAATTATGGAATATACTGCACCAGATGAAAGTGCTGTATGTAATCTTGGTTCTTTAGCTCTACCTAAATTTATTGAAGATGGTAAATTTAATTTTGATAAATTGCGTGAATATACACGAATTCTTACAAGGAATCTAGATATTGTTATTGATAAAAATTATTATCCTACACTTAAATGTCAAAAATCTAATTTCAATCATCGTCCTATTGGTATTGGTATTCAAGGTTTGGCAGATGTATTTGCTATTCTAAGACTTCCATGGTCATCAAAAGAAGCAACTAATCTAAATAAAGAAATATTTGAAAATATTTATTACGCTGCTGCATATGAAAGTATGTTTGGAGCTTCACCAGAAGAATGGAGAAATATTGCTATGTATACTTATCGTTCATTTCATGGATCACCTATTAGTAAAGGAAAACTTCAATTTGATTTATGGAATGAAACTCCTATGACAACTTATTTAGATTGGAATGAATTACGTAAATTATGCTCTACTGGAATGCGTAATTCTTTATTAGTAGCACCTATGCCTACTGCCTCAACTTCACAAATTCTAGGTAATAATGAATGTTTTGAACCTTTCACATCAAATATTTATACTCGACGTGTATTAGCAGGTGATTTTATGGTCGTAAATAAATATCTAGTTAATGATCTTGTTAAATTAGGATTATGGACGAGTGAAATTAGATCAGCAATTATTGCTAATAATGGAAGTATTCAAGATTTACCTGAAATTCCTGGAGAACTTCGCGAGCTATATAAAACAGCATGGGAAATTCCACAAAAAACATTAATTAATATGTCTCGTGATAGAGCACCATTTATTTGTCAATCACAATCACTAAATTTATTTGTTGCTGATCCTTCATTCTCGAAAGTTTCTTCAATGCATATGTATGCATGGAAAAAAGGATTAAAGACTGGATGTTATTATTTAAGAACTAAAGCTGTCGCCACCGCCCAAAAATTTACTATTGAACCTACTTGTCCTCCATCTTGTTTGACATGCTCAGCATAAATTTTCTCTTCGTTTAATTATAAAAACAAAATGACAGTAATCGGAACTTCTGGTAGTTCTTTTTCTCCTGCGCCTGTAGGTGGTCGTCGTCATCATAAATCTGCTAAAAGAGTATCTGCCAAAACTATTCGTAGAACTTTAAAAAGATTAGGTATGCGTCCTAAAGGTCGTTTAGTTCTAAAAGGTGGTGATGGTGGTGATGGTGTGGTGGTGAATAATGAAGGAGTCAAAGATAATAAGTATGGTGGTCGTCGTCGTCGTCATGGTGGTAGATCCGCATCAGCGTCTATGTCTAGTAACAAAAAAGGTAAAAGAAGTCGTAGACGCTCTAAAAGAGCTCTATCAATTCCTGGTCTAGGTAAGCTCCCCTTTTAATTTCTTACCAATTTCAGTAACTAAAGTAAATAATTTTTCATTAAATCCATAATGGCAACCATTCGGTTCTGTTAATTCTGGAGTTTTTCTTGAAGAACTATTTTTAGTATGAACTAATGAAACAATAACATCTTGTGGAGATAATTCACGACACATATGTTCACGACCTTGAACGAATGTGTTACCTTCAGCTATTTGAATATCATCAAATTTTCGTTCTTCCCAAAATTTTTTAGTAAAACATAGAGTAGCTTCAGAAACTCTTTCTGACATTTTCAGGGTTATAGGAGGAACATTCATAAATGATGTAAATTTAGTTATATCATAACAAGGAATTGTAGTACAAAAAACACATTCACGTAAAGGTTCTTTTAAGAGCATAGTAATACGAAATAAAATACTATTTTCAGGATATACATCATCATCATCCATCATACAAATATAATCATACATGGCATATTGAATACCTAAATTACGCTTTTCACCAATAGTCATAGATTTATCACAACGAATATATTTCACATTAGGAATACCAATAAGAGTATCTTCAATTGAATCTTCACCATCATCAACAATAATCCATTCTATTTTATCTTCAGGATAAGATTGAATTAAATAACAATAATTTGCTAAAGGCATAAATTCTCTACGATCTTTTGTTAATGTAACAATAGAAATATCAGGTAAATCTTCTTCTTTAGGAAGAGTATTTTTCAAAATATATTCATCAAAAATAAATTTTGAAGGTAAGAAATCATTCATAAAACTTACAAATTTAGAATGAATTTCTTCATATTTATTTCTTGATAATTCGGAAGCTAGTTTTTTAGATTTAAATTCTCTTGAAACATATTCTTTTAGATTTTGTATGATAGAAATTACAGATGTATCACAAATAGTTCCAAGACGATCAGGTAAATTTACAGAATTACTAATATTTACTCTTAAAGTTGAATCACATGATAATTCTTGAAATGGTTGAATATTAGATAAAATTAAATTACATCCTGAACTCATAGCTTCATTTACGGCATGACCAAATCCTTCTGATGCTGATAAACATATAGCTAATCCACATTCATTTAAAAGTTCATCATAATCCTTTTCAGAAAGGTGTTTAGAAATTAAATTAATTTTATCATTTAAGGATTCAGGACAAAACAATGTAACATATTCAGGATTATAAGGGACATATAGATCAGGAAGTTTTTTATATAATGAAGGTTCTTTTTCTTTAATTTCCTGATAAGCTTTAAAAAGTTGTTTAGGATTTCTAAATATATTTTTACCTACAAGAACAATAGCTTTAGAATAATTTTTCTTTTCAGCAAGAGATTTTGCTATACTAGACCAACGAATATTATAAACTTTTGTTGATGTTCCTTCACATAGCATTTTAAACATAATAGTAGCTTCAGAAGTTTTTGTCCAAATTTCATCTATTAATTTGCAATAAGGTATCCATGTTTTATAAGTCCATTCTAGATTAGGAATCCATATATTCTTTTGAGCATAAGAAATTAATGAAGGATTCATAACTTCAATAAAAATATTTAATTCTGCTTCTTGACATTGTGGATATTGATAAGGAACTTTAAAGAAATGAACTTTATCTCCAAATAAATTCGTAAATATTCCTCTTAATAAAAGAGCATCTTGCGATAATCCTGGTGTATTAAAATTCCCAATTAAATTAATACGCATTTATTAAACTTAATTCACTTTGGAAGTAAACGCCTTGTTAATCTACCTTTAAATGATCTTCTTAAAGTTTTAGGTTTAGATTTAAGATAAGAAACATAATTTTTCCATTCATGATTATTACGAGAAATACAAGAATTATGAAAAACTACTGGTCTATCATTCCACCATTTAACACTTTTATCTTCCGTCCATCTCCAAAATTCTATAGGTTCAATTAATTCTCTTATATTTTCTAAATCAATTTGTTGTACAAGTTTAAATAATTCTTGTTTTTGTTCCATAGATTCAAATCCATAAAATGAAGAAAATAAATCTTTTTTATATTCAAGATCATTAATTTCAAATTCTTTGCCATTCCATCCAACTCTTTGGATAGGACGGAATGAATCCCATGTAGATTCTAAAACATATAATTTTCCTCCTAGTTTTCCATAAATTCTTCCATGAAATTCTCTTAAATCCATTACTTAAAAATTATCTTTAATTCTACTTAAAAAAACGACTTAAGTTCATTTACATTTGAACCATAAAATTTAACATTTGTAGGATTTGCAATTGGAGAAGCAAATTCTTGTAAATCTTTTAAGTAAAATAAATGAAAATCTAATTCTGAATATATTTTTGCTGCTGCGTATCCAATAACTCTACTATTTAAATCTTCTAAATCTTCTGCAATTGTTTCAGGATTGTTTTTAGCAAATGTTAAATAATAAGATCTCATAATTAATTTTAAATTTGTATCACTTTGTCTATCAATTCTATACTTTGATCCTGACATTAAAAAAACTTGTTCTTGAATTGCATCTTGTAATTTATTTATATTATCATCACTGAAATATACTTGATTTAAAGGTGTTCTTACATGTAAAGTTCCAACTAAATCTTTTTGATTTGTATCTCCAAATAAAGAAGGAACATCCGAAAAAGGCATACCACCATTACGAGAACGAAATCCTTCTCCTGAATCCATAATATTAGGTATACGACCACCATGTTGAGGTGGAGGATATTGTTGAGACGTTGATGTTATATTATATTTGTTTTGAACAGGCGGATCTTGGATTTTTTCTAATACAGACTTGTCCATTTATTATATTTATACTGGAACAACTTTTTCCGGCTTGTCCATCGCTGTCCAAATAATATTAATTTTTGCTTGTTGTTCTGATGTTATATCAATAGTAGGACATTGATCATTATAAACTAAATAATATCTAAGATCGCATAGATTCATATAAACCTGAATTTAGAACTTCAGTTAATTCTAAAGTAAATGAAAAATCTAATCCATTTAGATCAATATCTTGATCATATGGATCAGAAATACGAACAGGAATACTATGAATATTTGTAGGTTGTTTCAAAAAATATTCTTTAGTTAATTCATTTTGATTATCATAAACAATAGCAAATTTAGGTTGATCAATAACAATCTTTGCAAATGAAAATACTTGTGTCCTATCAGGAGTTTCATGTTCAATAACTTTCCAATCAGAAAGTAAAGTTAAAAATAAATAATTTGTATCAATAATATTTAAAATAGCTTCTGCATTAATCGTATTTGTATCAAAATAAGCAGATTCTCTAAATCCTAAATTATATCCTAATCCAAAATCAGCAGCACGAGAATTATCATTTACTCTAAAATTTATACTGAATAATGGAGAAGTCACAGGTATAGTTGTACTAAAAGTAGAATTAGTAATTCTTATTTTTCCTGTTGATGGATTAATATATTCAACTCTAAAAAGTGTAGTATTAAATTTTTCATTAATAGCATCTTGAACTTGATATAAAATAGATGTTTGTTCTGTATTATTATCAGATGTCCAATTACCAGGATTAATTTCGATTAATTCAGTTATATTATTATAAGTCATTTCAAAACTTACATTTCCTCTTTCTTTAGAAAATGTATAGAATGAATTAGGTATTTCTATACTTGATAATCTTACAGAAATAATATTTTTAATAGGTTCTCTTAATTTAAATACAAAATTAGATGAACTTGTATTGCTAAAATTAAGTGTTTCTTTTAATGAAGTTGGATCACTATAAGGAAATCTAAATCTTGAATCAATGTTAATTAATCTAATTTGCGTTTGTCTATTATATTGGACGCTTGTAGTATGTTTATCTGATTCACTATGTGGTTTAGTTAATGTTTCAGGATGATGTCTTGGAATAAATCTTTGAAATTCTTCTTGATTTTCTAATTCTGTATGTTCTTTCTTTTGATGAGGATCAACATCATCTTCATATTCTTGTGATACTACAAGAGCTGTTTTACCAGTTTCTTCATAATGATCTGCTAAAACTTGATGATATGTCAAATGTTCCATTACTAATATCTTCATAAAATGTTAAAATGCCCTCACAAACAAATTCATATTCTTTATGGTTAGCAGCCCAACAAAATCCTATATGTCCTAAACCTGGTCCTACAGGACCTAGTGGTTTACCAGGAAGTAATGGTTCTACTGGTGCTACAGGACCAATTGGCCCTGCAGGACAAAATGGTTTAACAACAGGATTAATTTATTATTTTTATACTGAACAACCTGGATCTACATATTCTCCACAACCTAATGTTAATAATTATGGACCAACAGGATTTAGTATGCAAACTATTCCAGGAGTTGGTCCTGGACTTCCTCCAGGAAATCCTAATCTTACATATAATGCTTTTAATGGATATTTAGCATTTATGAATCAAGCAGGTTATATTCCTATTGGTGGAACAGGACCAGCACGTTTAGCTACATTTAATCTTCCATTAACTGGAAAATTTACTATTCCTGCCGGTAGTTGGGTATTTAGTAATAATATTTATTCATATACTACAGTTACTCCAACAACAACTATTCCATTTAATATGTATATAACAATTAGTCTTTATACAGTATCAACATCAACAAAAACATTAATTGGTGGAGATTTAAAAAGAATATATTCAATAAATAATCCTTTAGCAACAGACGATACACCTTATATAAATAATGTAGTTATACCACAAACTTATACTGTAAATAATCCTTCAGTAGATTATTTAATTGTTGAATTTTATGTTCAAGAAAGTTATAGTTTTGCATCAGGACAACTTATTGAATTTTGGTCTGAAGGAGATTCGATTAGTCAAGTAGTAACAACATTTTCACCTCAATCTGGACCTACAGGACCTACAGGACCTACAGGATTTACTGGTCCACAAGGACCTACAGGAACTACAGGACCTACAGGATTTACTGGTCCACAAGGACCTACAGGACCTACAGGTCCTACAGGACCAAATATACCTCCAGGAACAATAACTATGTTTGGTGGTGTTAGTCCACCTACTGGTTGGTTATTTTGTGATGGAAGTTCAGTATTATCTACAACATATCCAGACTTATATCTAGCACTAGGAACCAATTATGGTATAGGATCAGGTATTGGTCAATTTAATTTACCAAATCTTCAAGGAAGAGTTCCAGTTGGAGTAAGTCCAAGTTATCTTTTAGCAAGTGTTGGTGGTGCTGCAACACATACTTTAACAACTAATGAAATTCCTTCACATACACATACATATGCTGATTCTACTCCTGGTGGAGGAGGGTTAGCTGCTGCTGATGGAGGCAATGGTAATAGAAGTGTATTTGATCAAAATAGAACAACTAATGCAACAGGAGGTGGTCAACCACACAATAATATGCAACCTTATATTGTATTAAATTATATAATTAAATATTAAGTTTAGAAAGGTCATCTAACCACATTTTTGAAGGAGTAGTAGATTCCAAAATCTTAATTTTCTCACGAAGATCAACTAAATCTTTTTCATGTTTTTGGGCGTTCTTTAATGTTAATGAACGAATAGGTAAATCAAGTAAATAATCAAATGAATCAGAAATTTTCAAGAATTTTTCTTTAGTAAGAAGATCAGAACATTCTTCCAAAGTACGACGACGAAGGTCAGGTAAAGGTTCTTTTAAAGATTGTTGAGTAATAAATCGGACAATATTCTCATGATAAGGAAGTTTTTCTTTCAAAGATTTTAAGATATGAGAACGACGTTTAGAATATAAATCTAGACGAACATAAGCAAATTCCGAAAGAATTTCATTTGGAGATGAATATTTCTGAATGCAATTTTCTGAATTAAATAAATGCATATTTGATAAACGAATTTTGTCTTGCAAAACTTTTTCAATAGCAGGAACACCACCATCACCTAATTTCAATTTAATAAGAATATCAGTATCTGTTGAAGTATCATTAAAATCTTTAATAGTTCCATCTGCTAAGAATTTTTCCAAAATTTCACGGAAATCTGAAATCCATGTTCCGATAGGAAGTTCAGTAATTTCTACTTGATCTTTTGTAACTTTCCATGAACCTTCCACAAGATAATCTGATTTATCTAATTTAGAAATTTTACCTTTAAATCCACGAGTCCATGGAACAAGTTCTTCATCTAAACCTTTACCAGTTTCTAACCATTTAATAATCATAGATTTTAGTTGAGAAGGATTAAATGATGGAATGAAAGTTGAATATCCAGTACCAATACCTCTTGAACCATTTACTAAAATCATAGGAAGAATAGGAGCATACCAATTAGGTTCAACTAATAATCCATCATCATCACGATATTCTAAAACATCAAAATCATCACGAGGAACAAGATTATGAATTTGAGGTTGTAAATAAGTATGAATATAACGAGGTGAAGCAGAATCTTTACCACCTTCTAATCTAGTTCCAAATTGTCCTTGAGGAACTAACCATGGAATATTATTTGAACCAACAAAATCTTGAGCCATACCAATAATAGCATCATTTAATGAAGCTTCACCATGATGATATCCAGAATGTTCAGAAACATAACCTGCAAGTTGAGCAACACGAATTTCATTACGCAAATTTCGTTTAAAACATGAAAACAGAATTTTACGTTGTGATGTTTTCAAACCATCCATAATAGATGGAATTGATCTTTCTAAATTATAATTTGAGAAATGAATTAGGTCTTTATTCACGAAATCTTCATATGAAACTTTATCACCAGGACCAGCAAGAATAATTTCAGAACGAGAATAAGATTTTAACCATTCTTTTCTTTGATCTGCCATAGATTTATTAAATGCTAATTCAATAGATTGATCACTTAAAGAACCTTGATAATCATAATGAATAATGTTTAAAGACTTGAAATATTCACGAGCTTCATCGCGCGTTGATGTTCCTAACCCTTTATAATATTTAGTTTTCCATCCTTTAGATTCTTCAGTTTTACGCCATTCTTCATAATCATATTGAGTATAAAATACCTTTTCTTTAGAACCTTTATGCGCTTTTACAATAGGAGTAATCATATAAGTAATAAATCCAGGAATTTGAATTAGTTCATGCCATAATTCATGAAACATATTAATTAATAAACCACGAATATGTGAGCCATCATAATCTTGATCTGTCATAATCATAATCTTGCCATATCTTAAAGATTTCACATCCGTATATTTCTTACCTGATTCCAAACCAATAATCTTTTTCAAGTTAGCGATTTCTTCTGTTTGTTCAACTTTCTTTTGAGAAATATCTTTGACGTTCAAGAGTTTACCCTTTAAAGGAAATACACCATGAAATTTACGTTGTTCTTGTGAAAGACCACTTATAGCCATAGCTTTAGCTGAATCTCCTTCTGTCAAAATAAGAATACATTCATGAGAACGTGCGGTTCCAGCAAATACAGCGTCATCTAATTTAGGAATACCAGTAATTTTAACTGATTTCTTTCCATCTGTTTTCTTAAAATCTTTTGCATCTTTTTGTTCTTGTAATTCCATAACTTTTTCTACGATGGAAAGTTTCGTAATAACTTTTTTTAGAAAATCATCAGATAATTTACATGAAACTTTAGAAGTAAGAACTTCCTTGGTTTGTGAATTAAATGAAGGATTTTCAACAAAACAATTAATGAATATACAAAGAGAATCTTTAATTAAAGCAGGTTTAACTTTGATTTTCTTTTTCGTTTCAAGAAAAGTAACTAAATGAGAAACAACTTGATTCGTAATTTCGTCCACATGTTTTCCACTTCTAGTCCAGATTCCGTTAACAAACGAAACATTGAAAAGCTTCTCAAAAGGATTGTCGGCCAATGCTACATGCCACCCCATTTGAGGGATGTCTGTAATAATAGTTGTGTCTTTAGGCAAATACCAGGAAGCGTAAGATGTGAAATCCCTAAATTTAATGGGTGTATCGCACCATGTGACGCGAACCTCTTTCCCCACTGTCATTGCAAGATCAAATACTCGCCTTTTGATGACGGCAAGTAAATCTTGTGGAATTTCTTTGAATCCAAATTTTTCATAATCAGGTGTCCATTCGAGTGATACTATAGATTTAGATTTTGAAGGTTTAACTTCAGGTTCATTAATTTTTGTCATATTATTTTCGAAAATTTGTGTGTATTTTAATTGACGAGTTGAATCAATAATTGTAATTTTAAGTTTCTTTGAAAAGATATTGACAAGTTTAACACCATACCCATTTTTACCACCAACAAGTTTCTTTTCAGATTTATCATAATTCGTTGAAGTCAGAAGTTCACCAAAGATAAGTTGAGGAATATAAATTTTATATTCAGGATGAATTTCTACATCAATAGCTTCACCTGAATTTGAAATTTCAATTACACCATCTGTAACAGAAATACAAATATCTTTGACAGGATTTTGTGATTTTTTTTGTCTTAGTCGAATTACTTGGTCGTGTGCATTAACAAGTAATTCATCAAATAATTTATAAAATCCAGGATTAAATGATGAAATTGTAGTTTGTTTGAATGATTCATCATGAACAACAAAATGTTCTTCAGAGCAATTTTCAATACTGCCAATATAAGTATCAGGCAAAGAAAGAATATGCTCTCTATGAGTATGTTTACGATACTGTTTTGATAAATCCGTCATCTTATAATAATATTTTACTTCGATATGTAATAATTCGTTTTAAATGCTAATGTATAGTTCTTTAATATTTATTACGAATGTTGGACATTCAATATATAAAAAATCTTATATGTATACATCAACATTTTCTTTTTTATTGGTATCATCTGTTATGTGGCATGGAACACGTTTAACTGTATGGTTTTGGATAGATCAAATTGCTCTTTATAATTTAGTAATTGTTTCACTTTTAATGAGAAAATATCTTTCCGATGTTTATAATGATTTTAATATATTATTATTTATTGTATGTATAGAATTATATGCTATTGAAAAGGTATTTTTTCAAAATAATATAGTTTTAGATACTATATGTCATATGTTAATACATTTTATAGGATGTATTGGACAACATATAATTTTATATGGATTAGATTTTGACATTCCTAAATTAATAGAATTAAATGCCACCAAGAAGATTGAAACAACAAAAGGAAGCGATAGTTCATGATACACCAGTCGTTTTTTTCTTAAAAATTAATTTAGATGAGGAACAAATTGTTCCTGCCGAACAACAAGCAAATTATTCGGATATTCTGAATTTAGTTGATAATTCAGAAACAAAAGAAAGATTTGATACAGAATTATTAAAATCTATTCTTGAAAAATCTTCGTCTGAAAAATATTCTTCACAAACTGCATGTTTTTGGTGTTGTTATCCGTTTGCAGGAGATTCTATAATTCTTCCAATTTCTTATGACGCATATAAAAATATATTTGTATGTGAAGGCAATTATTGTTCACCTGAATGTGCATTAGCTCATAATTATTCAAATAATAAAATATCTGAATCTACAATGTGGAATAGGCATTCTCTTTTAAATTTCATGTATGGAGAACTTTATAAAGATAAAATTCTTTCTCCTGCTCCTTCAAGATATTTATTACGTTTATTTGGTGGTCCATTAGATATTCAACAATATAGAGAATATATTTCTGATACAAATGAAATTGTTTTGTGCGAATCTCCTCCTATTAGATTACAATTTCCATCTATGAACGTTCAAGGACCTTTACGTGATATTAAGAAATATGTTTCTTTATCGTCAGAAACTGTAGAAAAAGCTTCTGAACAATTAAGACTTAAAAGAACAAAATATAATTCATTAAATATTCATACTATTGATAAGTGTATTAATAGAGTATAAGTATAAAAGGTAAATGCGTAAAGTATTATTTTTATTGTTAAATGGGTTTATTATTAATGGGATTGGTGATAATAGTATGATTTTACCATCATTATCACCAACACAATCTAAAACGTCAACAAGAACAACTACTTCTTCTAAAACTTCTAGAATAACTTGGGATATAACACCAACATCTAAACAAACAAATACATATACAGCATCTAAGACTTCAACTAGAACAACTACTATTTCAAAATCTTCTTCTAGTTCAAATATATGTTCCTTTAGTTCAAAAAAAACTAAATCTATGTCTAGTTCTCCTTTAACTTCTTTTTCTAATAAGAATACAAAATCATCATCAAGTTCATCAACAACATCTAAAACTACATCAAGTTCACCTTCTTCGACAATTACTACACGAGCATCAAGATCATCTACAAGTTCAACATCAAATACTAGATCTGCTTCTAATTCGAGAACTTCTTCAAGTTCACCATCATTTACAAAAACTACAAAAGAAACATTAACGATGATTATGACTAAAACTTCTAGTAATTCATTAACATCCTCAAAATCTTCATCTAGTTCATCTTCAGGAACAAGAACAATAACTTCTTCTAAAACATCTACTTTGACACCATCTAATACTAGGTCTTCAAGTAATTCAAAAACATCAACTGGAAGTCCTCTAGGAACAAAAACTATTATGAAAGATTCAAGAACAACTACATTATCAACAACAAGAACTAAAAGCGGAACAACATCAACAACACTAACACGATCACAAACAAATTCAAGATCTAGTTCTGCTACTCCATCTACATCTTTACATACAAGATCAACACAACAAAATACGTTAAGTACTTCTCCTAGTTCTACAAATAGAAATCCTACAAGAACATCTATGATATCGCGAACAATAACAACAACACCAAAACAATCTTTTACAACAAGTAATTCTATAACAGATACGTCTTCAATAAAATATACATTAAGTTCAACTTCATTACAAACTTTATCATCAGAAAATACATTTACAACTAATTATTCTTTATCGGCATCTTCTACTGCTTCATCATCTTCTTCTGGAACAAATACTAGGTCAATAAGTAATTCAAGAACACCAAGTGGATCAGTATCATTAACAAGATCTACAAGATTTTCTGCGTCATCAACAAATTCACCAACAAATACAAGAAGTATAAATTCAAAATCTTCATCTGGAACATCTTGTTCAACAATAAGTTTATCAACAACAAAATCTCCTTTAATAACAAAAACTTCAACAAAAACTATAAAATCTACAATAACATTATCATCTGATAGAACATTTACATATAGAATTTCTAAATCACCAAATTTAACTGAAACACAAAGTTTGTCATCATCTGAAAGTAATATAGAATCAGGAAGTTCAAGTATAAGTAATGGAGGAACTTATTCAAGTAGTGGACTTTTTACTTTACAAGGGACAGAGACTCAAACGAACATTAATACATTATCAAATTCTCCATCGGAGAGTAGAACGTCTAATGAAACAATTTCAATCTCAGAAACTGGATCAAGTTTATATACGTCTTTTTCAACTGAAACAACATTTGGATCTTTATCTTCAAGAGTTTCATTCTCTCAATCAGGAACTTCTAGCAATATTGAAACTTTAACTTCTTCTAATACAGAGACATTTACATCCATACCATCATATTCTAATACAGGAAGTTCTGTATCTACACAAACACCTAGTAGGACACCTTCAGTTACTATAAGTCCTACTAAATCAAGAACACCTAGTAGGACACCTTCAGTTACTATAAGTCCTACTAAATCAAGAACACCTAGTAGGACACCTTCAGT